CGATATATAAAGGTCTGCAAACCTCATCTGTTGAGGAAGGCACGCATGAAGTAGTAAGGATTCAAGGCCTGCCGACTATAGTAGAAGAAAACTCAGCTATACTGACCTTCACGCAGGCAGAAAAAGACACTCTGCGCAAGCTAAATTACTCATCGGTCTTGACGGTTCATGAGGCGGAAGGAAAGACATATGAGAGCGTAGTAGTGGTCAGGCTAGCGGTGCAGGACAACCCTATATATCGCAGTCAGCCTCACTGTATTGTCGCGGCGTCGCGCCATAAGAAAGGCTTGAAGTATTATACGACAGACGATGACGACACTTTTTCGCGATTGATGCGCGGCACGCTGGTAAGCATGGAGGCGGAAAGAAAGGAAGTGAGAGAGTCACTCCGACCCGTGTACATGCTCGCCACGTGCGGGACGCTGGAGAAATACAGCCAAATAAAACAGAGCTGCTCCAACACGCCTTGGGGTAGATTGTACGAATACATGCTGTTCATTACCGGCACTATCACGAATGTTCTCCCTGTATTATGGTTAGTGAGTCACGTGCCGATGGCTACGCTAGTGAGGGTACCGGTGCCGATGATCAGCGTTGACGCCGTGCAGCTAGCGGTGCACGGTATGTTTGCTGTGAATTCGGAGGACTTCGACAGGGCGCAGAGCTCAGCAAACCCGGAGCTGGTCGATCTGGCAATATTCAGCTCAATAAATGTGGCACACTTTTCGCAATTCCAGGAGGTCAGAGGAAGCGACAGGTTGAAGCCCAAGCTAAACACGCCTCAAAGAGACCCGGCGAGTACCACTTTGAGAATGCTCTGCGACTCCGTTATGAAAAGAAACGTGGACCCGCCGGTGCTGGCAGCTCTAAGAGACGCCGATTTAACGGACAGGGTGTTTGAACACGGCATGAATATCTTCTTTTGCCCCGCTAGAATGCAAGAGGCATTGGCTAAAGTGCCGATGGTGAGTGAGGCTAACATAAAATCGTGGATCAACACGCGAACGGCCGGGCAGCGTGGTGTGCTGGAGTCCGCAAACTTCTTCGTGGAGGAGTACAGACGAACCACCTACAACGGCTCGCTGAAAGCAGACATAAAAGTGTCAGACGACAATGCTCACAATAACCTGGGATCCACTCAAGTTATCACCGCGCTAACACCGATACTCATAGCAGAAATGGCTCCATGGCTTCTGTGCCTGACGAATAGAATAAAGTACGCCCTGTATCCGAAGTGGTTGATAGCCGAGGGCGTAGACGCAGAGGAGCTTGACGGTTTTATAACTA